GCAAGGATCTGGATCAAGGGGTGATACGATACAATCTATACCTCAAGTTGATTCTTTTGGAGATCCTGCGAGAGTTGATCCGAATGTTATGACCGAAAGTGCAATAAAGACAGGCACAGGCAACATAGCTGGTATGGATGAAAATACATTTAGATCGTTATCTGATGATGCTCAACAACAAATATTGAATGATATTAGAGCTGCTGATATGGGTACAACTTTTACACCATATGATCCAGATCCTAATCGTGGAATTGTTCCCGACACTGCATTAGAAACTATGGCAGGTAGAATAGGACCTGTTGATACGGTGTTTGATATTGATACAACAGACACAAGAAATTTTGTTGGCGATGACTTTCAATCAGCTTTAGATTTAATTGATAGAAGACAAGAATTAGCTACAAGAGATGCTATGAATCAAGATTTTGATAAAATTGATAGAGCAGAAGATCCAAGCACAGTTGGTGATGATGCTTTTGATGATTCAACATTTATTGAAACTCCATCCAACATGGTAGAAGCTGGTGGCATGGGCATACTAGCACCAAAAGAATTTAGAGATCCTTTCCCAAATGCGGGTATAGGTGCTATTCCAACATTAACATCTCTTGCGAATAAGTTTTCTGCTTATTCACGAGGCAGGGTTTTAGATTCGATAGCTCAAAAGGGTTACACTCCAGTTATGGATGGCGATGTTATCGTAGGTGCTAAAAATAAATTTGGTCAATTAATGGAAGGCATGGATCCGAATGCTCCTATGGGCAGTGATGACAATAATGAAAATCCATTTATCTTAAAGCCAAAAGCAAAAGAAGAAGAGAAAGAAGAAGAGGACAAGCCACCAAACGTAATAGGCGGTGGTGACGTTCCTGTTCCTCCAGCTCCTAAATCTGTCGTTGTTGATTCACCATTCACAAGTAATGTTGGAGATTTTGTACCAGCGTCTTTTAACACAGGTGAATTAAACAAATTGATAGAGGCTCTGACAGGTATTTCTTCTCCTAAGTCTATGAAACAAGGCGGGGTTGCAGGATATGCAGAAGGTGGTCGAGTTATGCAAGCATTGGATAATCTCTTAGCGACAGGATAATGGAACAAGCATTAACAGCTTCAGAATTTGCAGAGTATCTTAGTGATGATGAAATCTCTAAGATTACGCCTCTTCTTGACCGTCTTAAAGTTTTAGAAGAGCAAAAAACAAGCCAAGATAATTATTTAAAGTTTGTAAAGAAGATTTGGCCCACCTTCATTGAGGGCAAACATCACAAGATATATGCGGACAAGTTGCAGAAGGTAGCTGATGGTAAAATCAAGCGTTTGATTGTCAATATGCCACCTCGACATACGAAATCAGAGTTTGCGAGTTACTTGTTTCCAGCGTGGCTTATGGGTAGACGACCTGATCTAAAGATAATACAAGCGACACACACGGCAGAACTTGCTGTGGGTTTTGGTCGTAAGGTAAAGAACCTGATTGATAGCGATGACTTCAGGGATATATTTCCTGATATAAAATTAGCAAGTGATGCGAAGGCATCAGGTAGATGGTCAACGAATGGTGGCGGAGAATATTACGCTGTTGGAGTTGGAGGTGCGTTAGCTGGTCGTGGTGCTGATTTATGTATCATTGATGATCCAGTATCAGAGCAAGATGCGTTAAGTCCAACGTCTTTGGATAGTATTTATGAATGGTATACGTCAGGTCCTCGACAAAGATTGCAACCAGGTGGATCAATCATTATTGTTATGACCAGATGGGGTATTAAAGATTTAACAGCTAGGGTTATATCCAAGCAAGCTGAAGGAGGAGCAGACAGATGGGAAGTCGTGGAGTTTCCTGCAATATTTCCAGATACAGACAATGTACTTTGGCCCGAATATTGGAGTCGAGAGGAGTTAGACGGAGTAAAAGCGTCAATTCCAGTAGCCAAGTGGAATGCACAATATATGCAGAATCCAACGGCAGAAGAAGGAGCTATAATAAAAAGGGAGTGGTGGAATGTTTGGGATAATAGTGAACCACCTCCGTGTTCATACATCATCCAATCATACGATACCGCTTTCAGTAAAAATGATCGTGCTGACTATAGTGCTATTACTACTTGGGGGATATTTACTCCAGTAGAGGGTGAGGGTGATGCGATTATTTTACTTGATGCGGAAAAGGGTAGATGGGATTTTCCAGAACTAAAGCAAAAGGCTTATGAATTAAACGAGGCTTATGATCCTGATATGATTTTAATTGAGCAAAAAGCTAGTGGTACGCCTTTAACACAGGAGCTTAGACGTATGGGTGTACCTGTTACACCCTTTACACCGAGCAAAGGTGCTGATAAGTTTGCAAGGATGAATGCTTGCGCACCTGTGTTTGAAAGTGGTATGGTGTGGAGACCAGATGCTAATTTTGCAGAGGAGGTTGTTGAAGAGTGTGCTAGTTTTCCACATGGCGACCATGATGACTTGGCAGACTCAATGACACAGGCTATACTAAGATTCAGACAAGGTGGTTTTATATCCACACCTGATGATGAAGAATTTGAACCAGGATATAGAAGAAAAATGGAGTATTACTAATGGCAGGAAAAAAAGTAGCTGATAAAGTATTACCTTTGGATGAACCTTTTAAGGTTTATTCAGCCTTTGAAGGCACTCAACCAGGTCTTAGTAAAAGACAAATGTTAAGTATAAAGAAGTCACTTCAAAAAATGAAGCCACAGGGCAAAGCTATGGGTGGCGAAGTCATGGACACAACCAAAGCTATGCCCGTTGGTATGATGGACGGTGGTAAAGTCAAGCCTATGAAGATGAACATGGGTGGCGTTGCCAAAGGCAGAGGCGGAATGTTTAAAGGTATAAAGTAATGGGTAGCTTTGACAGAGGAAGTAGTAAAGCAATAAAATCAAAACAAGATTCTAAAAAGATGGAAGAAGCCATGAGGCTAATGAACTCAGGAGCTTTTGGTTTTTTAAACAAAGGTGGGTTTTTACCTAAATTTATTACTGACTCAAAAGGAAATACAACAAAACTTTATAAAAAAGGTGGGCTTGTTAAAAGAAAGAAAAAAAAGTCTATTATGCTTAAAGGTCGTGGTGGTAAATTTAAGGGAATAAAATAATGGCTGATAAAAAGAAAAGAGATGCTTTAGCTGGAGTTAACATGGCTATGTCTTTGGATTCTCAATCTGCCAGAGATTTAGCTCAGTTGATGAAAAGAGCTAAAAAGCCTAAAATAGCAAGAGTTAGTAAAAAAGAGTTTAACATTAGAAAACCTGGTGCATTTGCAATACAAAGGAATGATATTATGAAGGCTAGATTTGGTGGTAAAGTAGTACAGAAGATGCAAGACGGTGGAGCAAAATTAAGTCAGGCAGAAATGGAAGCAGCGATTAGAGCTATAGAAGAACAAGGTAATGTTTTTGGAAAAGGTGAATCGTTATCAAAAGATCAAACTAAAAAAATATCAGATAAGTTTGAAGCTGACTTTGCCAAGATGTTTGGTAAAAGATTTGGTGGAGCAATAAAAAAAATGAGAAAGGGCGGTCTAATGGAAGCAATAAAAAAAGTTCAAGCAAAAGGTATGGAATTAGGTGGAGATGTTCCAATGCCTAAATCAAAACCTAAGAGTCTGAAGGCAGATAAAACAGAATCTTTAGATAAAAATTTTAGTAAAAATGTTGCTAAAACAAATGAAAAAAATAAAAAACTTATAGGTAATCAAAAGAAACTAGATAAAAATAAAGATGGTAAAATATCTGGTGAAGATTTTAAAATGATGGCAAAGGGTGGCAAGGTCGAAGAATACGGTGGCGGTGGTTCTGTCAAAGGTGGCAAGATGGGATGTCGTGGTATGGGAGCTGCACTTAGAGGTGGTGGTTACACAATTAGTTAGGATTTAAAATGGCAATTGAAAATATAAATGGCATAGCAGATGCTGTGGCTCCAGAACTGGAAGCTAATTTAGTCAAACTACCTCCAGAGGCTTTGGTAGAAGGTGTGACAGAATTAGATGATGGATCAGCAATTGTTGGTGAGATGGAGATGGAAGCAGAAACTCCAATAGCTATTCCTTTCGATGCAAACCTAGCAGAACATATTGACGAAGATATATTGTCAGAAATATCCAATGAGATCACGGGCAATATAGAAGATGACACTAATTCAAGAAGTGATTGGGAAGAGCAATACAAAGGCGGACTAGAACTTCTTGGTATGAGTTACGAAGACAGATCAGAACCTTTCGAGGGAGCATCTGGAATAGTACACCCGCTACTAGCTGAATCCGTTACACAGTTTCAGGCACAAGCATATCGTGAAATGCTCCCTGCTGGAGGACCTGTCAAGACTTCAATCATTGGAGCAGAAACTCCAGAGACATCAGCTCAAGCAGAGCGTGTTAAAAATTATATGAATTACCAAATAACTTATGAAATGGAAGAATATGATCCTGAATTAGATCAGATGTTATTCTATCTTCCAATCGTAGGTTCAGCATTTAAAAAAGTTTACTTTGATCCAACAATGCAAAGAGCAGTAAGTAAATTTGTGCATTCTGAGGACTTAATTGTTCCTTACAGTGCCACAGACTTAGCAACTGCTACGAGAATAACTCACTGCATCCGTATGGACAAAAATGAAATTAAAAAATTACAATTATCAGGATTTTACAAAGATATAGACCTTCCTAGTTCTGGTGCTGATTCAGATGGCACGAATGATGTGAAGGATACAATCAATGACATAGAAGGCATTACAAGTAGCTCTTCCCAGAATGAAGAGATGATGATTTATGAAGTTCACACAGATTTGGATATTGAGGGGTTTGAAGATATTGGAGCTGATGGTGAACCGACAGGATTGAAGATGCCCTATATCGTCACAATCATGGAGGACACTGGGGATGTCTTATCAATCAAGCGGAATTTCAATGAAAGCGATCCGCTCCGTAGGAAAGTGCCTTATTTTGTTCATTATAAGTTCTTACCTGGTCTTGGGTTTTATGGTTTTGGTCTCACACACACTATAGGCGGTCTTTCCAGAGCTTCAACATCAATACTTAGACAATTAATAGATGCTGGTACATTGTCTAATCTTCCAGCAGGTTTTAAAGCTAGAGGAGCTAGAATAAGAGATGACGAAACACCTCTTAATCCTGGCGAGTTTAGAGATGTGGATATGGTCGGTGGTGATCTAAGATCAGCCATCATGCCATTACCATTCAAAGAACCATCACAGACATTATATTCCCTTATGGGAACATTAATTGATTCTGGCAGACGTTTTGCGTCTATGGCTGACATGAAAGTTGGCGAGATGAATGGCAATGCACCTGTTGGTACAACTATGGCTATCATGGAGCGTGGCACGAAGGTCATGTCCGCTATTCATAAACGTCTTCATTACTCACAGAAGACAGAGTTTAAGTTATTAGCTCGTGTGTTCTCTATGGGCGTTCCGATGTATCCGTACCAAGTGCCAGGCGCACCACCAGAAGTAAAACAAACAGATTTTGATGACAGAATAGATATATTACCTGTTTCTGATCCAAACATATTCTCCATGTCACAACGTATTGCTTTAGCTCAAACTCAATTACAGTTAGCTCAAAGCAATCCAGAAATTCATGGGCAGAATGGTATGTACCAAGCCTATCGTAAGATGTACGAAGCACTAGGCGTTACGAACATAGACCAAGTGTTGCAGCCTCCCCCTCAACCGATGCCCATGAACCCAGCAAAAGAAAATCAAGAGGCATTGAGATTAGGTGTGTTGACTGCGTTTCCAGAACAAAATCATCAGGCACATATATCAGCTCATTTAGCTATGATTTCAACACCTGTTGCACAATCAAACGCTTCAATACTTATGACATTGCAAGGTCACATATCCGAGCATATAGCTATGATGTCAGAGATAACCGCACAACAAGAAGTGATGACATCAATTCCTCCAGAGCAACAAATGATGATGCAACAAGACCCTAACATGCAAAAGCAAATAGCAGATCAAGTTGCATCAAGGGCAGCCGAGATTGCGTCTGAAGTAAGTGAGCAATATGCACAATCACTTACACCTCCGCCACAAGAAGACCCTCTTGTTAGTTTAAGAAAACAAGAACTAGCTCTTCGTGGTTCTGAAATACAACAAAAAGCCGAACAATTTCAGAAAAAATCAGAAATGGAGATGCAAAAAGAGTCTAACGACACAATGATTGATACTCAACGTCTTCAGCAACAAGAAGAAATTGCTCAAGATAGAATACAAACTCAACGAGATATAGCAGCTATGAATGCTATGGGAAGGAAATAAAATGGTTAGTTCAGTTCGTGCAGGAATGATTGCACAAGAAAAAGAAAAGAAGAGACAAACAAGACTTGCTGAACAAGGAATAACAACTCCACCAGAAGTTGTTGTAAAAACAATAATAGAGCAAAACCCTTTAGAAATATTAGAGGTTATAGAAAATGTCGAACCAAAAACGGAACAAAGTACAGAAGAAAATAAACCAAAGAAAAAGGCAAAAGCCAAAAAACAAAGCAAAAATAATAACAAAATTCTCAAAGATAGCCAGACCACAAAGGTTTGAGGGCGTTTTTTAATGGAGACCTATTATAGATCCTGTAACCATATCAGTAGCCGTAGGCGTAGCCTCAAAAGCATTCGATGCAATAAAAAAAGGTTTTGCAGTCGGCAGAGATTTGGAACAGATGTCTGGAGACATAAGTCGTTGGATGGGAGCAGCTTCAGATGTTGACAATGCAGAGAAACAAGCCAAAAATCCTGGAGTGTTCGGTAAAGTCTTTGGTGGTGGAAGCATTGAAGCTACTGCATTACAGGCTTACTCAGCCAAGAAGAAACTTGAGGAACAAAGGTATGAACTCAAGACATTTTTAAATCTTACTCATGGACCTGGTGCTTATGAAGAGCTTTTACAGATGGAAGGTCAGATACGAAAAGAACGACAGCAAACAATATACAAACAACAACAAATAAGAAGACAAATTGGTGAGGGTATAGGTTGGCTTTTTTTAGTTATAGTTATAGGAGGTTTCTTATTATTGTTAGCTAGTGTTTTTAGTAAATCTTATGCCGATGGATATAAATACACACCAAAATCACTAACTCAAAAACAAAAAGTAAATCAAGGTTTGGTAAAAAAACCTAAGATGGTTTTATGCAGATTGAAAACACAAAAAACATTGAAAGATAAAATGGCTTGTATTTATATTGCAAACAGCGGAACAAACAGAAAAACATATGAATTAGAATATACTGATATTAGAGTAGGATGTCCAAAATCATATTTTTGTGAATATAATCCAGGTGATGAACCATCAATTGATAAGGTTATGGAGAGTCTTAGAGGTATAGCAAAATGACAGCATTTATGCTGTTTTGTACTCTAAACGGTTTTGTTGATGAAGGCGCAATATATTTTCGTAATGTGAACGATTGTTTGAGGTTTGAAAAAAAATTAAGTAATCAGACTTATATGAAAAATAACAAAGAACAAGTTTATGATTGTATCTGTAAAGTTATTCCGAGTATAGATCCAAAGAAAGTAAAGGTGTATTGATGACAGAAGATAAAAAGAAAATTGTCAATTTAGATATAGGTCAAAATAGCTTTGAGTTATCTCTTAGAATACTAGGCAATGAGTTTGTAGCGATCAAAATAGGATCTACTAATTTTAGTGGTAAGCTAATAGCTGGAGGAATCTTGTTATTATTCTTTACTTTGGTTTTATTAGAAGGCTTTGGTCTAAATGAGATTTTAATACAATGAATGTAGATACTTTTTTAAAATGGAAAATATTACCAAGATTGATGATGCTTGCTAGTACAGTAATGTCTTGGCGTTGTGCAGAATGGTTCATGGGTTTAGAAGATCCAACTGCATCGCAATCAGCATTTGTATCTGTTGTTATGGGTGTAATGACAGGTGTCTTTGGTATATGGATGGGTCACGAACATAAGGGAGATAATAATGTTAACAGCGTTAATAGGTCCAGTAAGTAATTTACTTGGCAAGTTTATAGAAGATAAAGATATGAAGAATAAGTTGGCACATGAAGTGGCAACGATGGCAGAATCTCATGCACAGGAACTGGCAAAAGGTCAAATAGAGATAAACAAAGCAGAAGCCACTCATAAATCTATATTTGTAGCTGGGTGGAGACCATTTATTGGATGGACATGCGGTATTGCCCTATGTTGGCATTTTGTCCTAGCACCTGTTACTATGTTTGTGTGTGCTTATTTAGCTATACAAATACCAGAGCTTCCAACTTTTGACATGGGATCGCTTATGACGGTTTTGATGGGAATGCTAGGATTGGGCGGCTTGAGATCATTCGAGAAGTATAAAGGATTAACAAAATGAAAAAGAAAATAAAAAAAGTTATTAAAGGCTTAACTAAAGCTAGTAAGTTACATGCTAAACAAGCAAAAACATTAAAAAGTGTTCTCAAAAAAGGTAAAAAGAAATGATGTGGCATTGGTTAACTCTAGCAAAATATTTTAATAAAATTGGTAATTATTTTTATTATAAGCATGTAAAAAGTTTAAGATTATCACAAGGTAGAGGAAAATAAGTGTGGACGGAATTAAATTAGCAGAGTATCTGTATAAGAACATACGTCAAAGAAAAGAGGACTTAGCTCAATCTTTGGCTGATGGTTCGATAGACTCAATGGAAGACTATCGGTTCATAACAGGTCAAATACGAGGAATGACTTGGATTGAAGACGAATTAAAATCCTCGATGAAAGGTACAGACTTAGATGACTAAGAAACTGATCGTGCCAGAGCGGTTTATGGCACAAAAAAAAGTAAACCCAACTCCCCCTTCTATAAGTAAAGCATTTGACGATAAAGAAGATGCTAATCCAAACTCAAAAGACCCGTCTAAAATGCAAACATCAGCTCTTGATCGTTTGCCCAAGCCAACTGGATATAGAATGCTTGTTATTCCATATTATGTTCCAGAAAAGGTTAATGGTATCATAATACCTGATAAGACTAGGGATCGTGAGAGCTTTGCAAGTGTTGTAGCCTATGTTGTAAAGATAGGACCTGATGCTTACAAAGATAAAGATAAATTCCCAAGTGGAGCATGGTGTTCTGAGAAAGATTGGGTACTTATGGGTAGATATGCTGGAAATAAGTTCAAAGTGGACGGTTTAGAGCTAAG